GGTCCGCAACATCGTCCGCTACAACTGGGGCGAGGAGCGACTGGCCCTCACCCCGTACGCATCGCTCGGTGAGGTCAGTGAGCCCGACAAGGCCGCCCTCTGGGCCGCCGCATCGCAGTTGCAGGTGGCGGGCTACATCCTGCCCAGCCAGCGGCGCGCGATGGACGCCGAACTGGGTATCGCCGTCGCCAGTGCCGAGGATTACCAGATGCTCACCGACAAGCAGGCGATGGGCATCGCGGGGCAGCAGGCGGCGCTCGAAGCGGCTACGAATCCCCAACCGCCCCCGCCGGTTGTGCAGCCGGGGCAGCCGAAGGCGGTAGCGCCAATACAAGCGAAGGAGAAGCAATCATGAGCACCGTAGAAGTTGTCGCCCTCATCTTTGACACCGTGGTCTGTTTCGTCGGCCTCATTGTCTATCTCGTGCGGCGAGGTTAGCGCGCAGTAAGGATCACCGATGAGCAATCTCAACACGGAGCAGCGCAAGAAAGTATCCGCAGACGACTTTGGCGATCCCGGGCGGCGGCTTTTCCCCATCATGGATCAGGACGATGTCGATAGCGCCGCGCACCTGATCGGCAAGGCGGCGAATCCCGGCGCGGTCAAAGCGCGCATCATCGCCATCGCGAAACGTAAGGGACTGTCGATCCCCGACGCATGGAAAGGCGACGCGAAGATGTCCAGCGAACCGATTGCCGCTTTTGCCCTCGATGCGCAGCCCGTCAGCGATGGCGAGTACGTGACGCGCCGGGGCAAAGTCTTCGAGGCGGGAAATTACCCCGACAAGGGGATCGCCTTCACCCCCGAAGAATTGTTCGCCGCCGCCGCCGATTTCGCGCCGGTGCCGAACGACATCGAGCACCGCCCCTCGATCCTCGACAGTCATCTCGGCACGCTGGACGCGGTGGAACTCTCCGACGACGGCGCGGCGCTGATCGGCACGGTGCGCATCCCCAAGTGGCTACACGATACCATCGGCGACGCGCCGCTCAAAACCTCGCTGGCCTGGGATCGCGCCACCAAGCGGATCGCGGGTAACGGCCTCGTCCTCTCGCCGCGCGTCGCCGATGCTGCCCTCTTCGACGCCTACGCGGAGTTCGCCGGGCCGAAGGGCATCCAGACGCTCCACGACATGACCGTCGCCCACGGCGCATCCTGCCGCGCGGCGATGGCGAGCCACGCCGAGGCGATCCAGACGATGCACGACGCCACGGTCGCGCACGGCGCGCAATGCCTCCCCCAGGACAATATCGGCATGAGCGCGACGAACGTGACGATCCTTGATGTGTTGAAGGCCCTCGTGGGCATGGATAAGACGCCGCCCCCGGCGGCGCAGCAACCGCCCGCGAGGGCAGAGGAGCATGTGAGCATGACGGCAACCACAGTCCCGGCCCCGGTCAGTTTCGCGGATTCCCCCGAGTACAAGGCGATGCAGGCGCAACTCGCCACCGAGCGGGAGAAGCGCGAGCAGTTGGAGCGCGAACGGCGCGCGGAGAAGGCGGCCGTCTTCGCCGACAGCGTGATCGCCGAGAAGAAGGCGTTCCCGTCCGAACGTGACGCCATCGTCACGGCCTACGTCCAGTTCGCCGCCGACGACGCCGTAAGTCCCGCCGAGGTCACGTTCTCCAATGGCGCGAAGGGCGGCCGCGTGGACGCGCTGAAGGCCCTCTACGACAGCCGCCCCGCGCACGTACTGTCCGAGGAGATGGTCAAGGACAGCGAGAGCCTGATTTCCTTCGCGAATCAGATGGAGACGCGCAGGGCGGGGGCGGAGAAGCCGCTCACCGAGGAGCGCAGGAACCATCTCCTCAGCCTCGACCCCGTCGGGCGACAGGCGCTCAAGGACCGCGCCTAATCTTCGCTTCCCACATCTCCGAGATATGAGCGGCCTCAATGGCCGCTTTTTGTTTGCCCACGAAGAAAGGAAACGCCCGTGCCTACTGCTGCTTTGACGCGTTACGGGAATGGCATTGTCCAGCCCGCTTTCAATGCGGAGGACCTCATCGAGTTGGCGGTGCGCCTCAAGCCGAGTACGACCTTCGCCGCCGGCGTGGTGCTCGGTGAGATCACCGCCGCCCTCGACGTGCAGACGCTGCACGCCACCGCCGCTCTAACGGCGGGCACCTTCACCCTCACCGACACGAACGGCAACGTCACACCGGCGATCCAGTGGAACGCCGTCGCCTCCGCCTACAACACCGCGCTGGCAGCGGCGACGCCCGATCCGATCGCCGCCGTCGCCACGGGCGGCCCGCTCTCCACCCCGACCGACGTCGTCATCACGGCCTCCTTCGGCGGCGTGGTCGGCGCGATGACGCTCGCGCAGTCCGGCGTCACCGGGGGCACCCTGACCATCGCCCACACGACCAGCGGCACGAGCGCCGGCATCTACGGCCCGTACGCGAGCGGCAACAGCGACGGCACGCAGAACCCGACCGGCATCCTCCGCTACCCCTGCGTCACGGACGCCAGCGGCAACATCACCATCGGCGGCGACCTGACCGTCACCTACCTGACCGCGCCGATGGCCTACATGGGCGACTTCTACTGCCAGGACCTCTCCGGCCTCGATGCCAACGCCGTCACGAAGCTCTCGGGGCGAGTGGTCGAGGGTACGGTGACGCACGGGATACTGCACATGGGGTAGGTAGCATAACGCTATCTACATAGTCAAAGCGTAGTGATGGGCGGTTGCGTGTGCGGCCGCCTTTTGAATTGAAAGGATGCCGCACATGCCACTGGACTTGCTCTACCCGACCGGGGCCGAACTGAAAGAAATCGGCCAGATCAAGATGCCGAATCTCATGCAGGACCGCGCCATCTTCGACATCCTGCCGATGGTCGAGGTCGATCAGGCCTTCCTGATGTGGGAGCAGATGGACAACTTCGTCGGCCTGATGCAGGTGCGCGGCTACAACGGGCAGCCGGGCCGCGTCAAGAAGACGGGCGCGAATCGCTACCTCGTCGAGCCGGGCGTCTACGGCGAGTTCGAGTACATCGATGAGAAAGAACTGACGCTCCGTCGCCAGTACGGCACGTTCAACCAACCCATCGACGTCTCCGACCTGACGGTGATCGCCCAGAACAAGATTCGCAACCGCCTGATCGACCGTATGGAGTGGATCGGCTGGACGCTGCTCGCCACGGGGACATTCTCCGTGCCCGCCCCGACGGGCGGCATCGCCCACACCGACTCGTTCACCCTGACGCAATTCACCTCGGCCGTCCCGTGGGCGACGGCCGCCACCGCGACCCCCTTGGCCGACCTTCGCGCCGTGCAACTCCTCTCGCGCGGCATCTCGGTCAATCTCGGCGGCGCGGCGAAGGCGTATGCCAACACCGTCACGGTGAACAAGATGCTCTCAAACATCAACAATGCCGACCTCTACGGCCGCCGCGTCACCGGCCTCGCCACGGCGAACAACCTCGCCGGGGTCAATAGTCTGTACACCGGCGACAACCTGCCGACGCTTGTGCAGTACGACAACGGTTATCTGGACGACCTCGGCGTCTTCCATCCCTTCATCCCCGACAACACGGTCATCGTCGTCGGGCAGCGACCGGGCGGGCAGAATGTCGGCGACTTCGCCATGACGCGCAACGCCACCAACCCCGGCATGGCACCCGGTATCTACTCGATGATCGTTGACAATGCCGCCGACGGGCCTCCACGTTCGTTGCAGGTGCACGAGGGCTTCAATGGTGGCCCGCGCATCTACTACCCCTCGTCCGTCGTCGTGATGCACGTCTAACGGGTTCGCGCGACTGCCGCAACCGCAAGAAGGAGAGAGCAAATGCCAGCGAAGCAACCGGAGAAGGCCGCGAATGTCCGCATCGTCCACGACGGAGTAGGTCCCGGCTTCAACACGTTCACGAAGGGGCAGGTCGTGCCGGTAGAGGCGCTTAAGCACAGTGTCCAGACGCCACAGGGGCCGCAGGACGAGCCGTGGGACATCGAGCGGCTTCTGAGTCTCGGCGCGGTGGAATACACCGACGAGGAGCCCACGGCGCTCGAAGGCGCGCAGGCGGCCCCTCCCGGCATGGACGCCGATGCGGTGCGCGACCTCAACGCGCGGCGTGCGTCGTTCGAGGATCGCGACCGCGCCGATCATCCCGGCCATCGCGTCGAGCGCGTCGGCGACGAGAAGCCCGCGAAGTAGGTGACGCATGGTACTGACGGACGCCAATATTACCGCGTTGATCGTGTCCGAGGTCGGCGATGTGGACGGCGTGCTCGCCGCGAACATCGCCACCATGTACGCGATGAACGCGCAGTATCGCGCTATACCGCAATTGCAGTATTTGACAACCAAAATGCAGGCCGTCGAGACGGCGCTGACCGCGCTCCGGGCCCAGGGGGTGCGCAAGACGGTCGGGCCGCTGACGCTCGACAACACGCGGCAGATCGACGCATTGGAGCGTATGCTGCCGACCCTGGCGGCGAAGATCGCGGTGCGCATCAAGCAGTACATGGGCAGCCAGGGCAGCGTCGGTGCGATCGCGGCCACCACGCCCGAGGTGCCGCCCGCCTTCCAGCCCGCGTCGCCCTTCGGCAATAGCGTGGACGCGAATGACGCCCGGTATCGCGGCGATGCCTACCGGCGCAGCACCCCGCGCACCTTCTAGGAGGGCGGCATGTCCTACAGCGCGTGGGCGGATAACTTCCTGGATGTGCTCTCGCAGACGGTGACCCTCGCCCCATACACAGGCATCACCGGCAACGGACAGAAGAGTTACGGCACGCCCCACGTCTACCATGCCTATGTCACTGCCGACAGCAAGGCGGTGTTCACGGCGACCGGACAGACGGTATTCAGCACGAGCATGATTCTTTTTCACCCTCGGGCGGTTGACGGTGCCGTGCTGACGGCGATCACGTCTGACGCCCTCCTGACGCTCCCCGATGGGGTGACGAAGCCGCGCCTGCTGACCATCGGGCCGTACTACGATGAATCGGGGCTTGTGGTCTGCTGGGAAGCGCGAACGTGAGAAATGACACGCACCCCGTCGTCGTCACGCTGATCCGCAAGGGCGATGTCACCGATAACGTGCGCGCCACCCTCGCCGCGACCGAAGACGGCTACACCCTCACCGGCCTGCCCACGGACATGTTGGAGGGGAGTGAGTTGCTGGCGGTGGTGGTGCATCTGGTGGAGAACGAGGCGGGGTATCTGAAACCCGATGAGAAGGATTGAGCGATGGTGACAATTCTCTCCCGGCATCCCGAGGCGTATACGAAAGTCGTTCTTCCCCGCGCCCACGGCTACGAGGAGCGCGACGTGCGGGCGTATCCATTACCGCCGAACGTTCGCGCAGAGATTGTGCGGGTTGTCTGCGATGAGTTGCGCGCGCAAGGGCACACGGTGACGATCACGTCGAAACGGGAAAAACTTGCGAACTGGTCGGAAACGAATCGCGCCAACGAACGCTCCTTCTGCTCGGACGAGGACTGGCGGCCCAACCCCAAAGGCCCGGTGCTCATCCATTTCACAGGCGGCGGCTGGGACATGCGCGTCCAATGCGACGACAGGGAGACGCGCCTCTACCCCGAGCACCTGCGCATGTCACGGGCAATGCTCCGGCTCTACATTGCGGGGCATCCATGAGCGGCGATCTCGATTTAGAAGCCGGTCTCGCCGCCCTGCTCGCCAACGCCGCCGACGCCCTGCACGAGGCGGTCGTTGACGGGCCGTTCGCGGAGGCGCAAGCCAACGTGCCGAAGGAGAGCGGCGCGCTCGAAGCGACCGGCAAGGTGAGCGACCCGGTGATCGACGGCGATACCGCGACGGTCGTGATGAGTTGGGGCAATCCCGACGATGCGACCGGGGTGTACGCGATCGTCCAGCACGAGCGGCTCGACTTGCAGCACCCGAATGGTGGCACGGCCAAGTGGGCGGAGAACGCGCAACTGGCGGCGGCGACGGGATTTGCGGCGGCGGTCGCGGCGAAGATGGGAAGTAGGTGAACAATGGCCGATAGTCTCCACATCCCCGGTCGTTCACGCCCCGTGTCGCTATCGGCGCCGAAACCCGATCCCATCTCGCCTGAAAACGGTCGCATCGCCATGTTCGCCCTCGCGCTCACCCGCTCCGTTGGCGAGTGCGATCCGTACTTCTGCGACGGCAACGACGCGGGGCGGTTCAAATGCTTCTTCTGCGGCGAACTGGCGGCCAATCCGCACCTCCCGATGTGCGGCCACGCGACGGCTGCTCGGCTGGTGGAGACGGGCTCGCTGGAGGATGACTCGTGAGTGTGCTCAGCGATGTTGCAAGCGTGCTGGCGGCGGCGGGTCTCGGCGTCTATGACCCCGTGGGCATCACGAGCAGCATATTCATTCACCGCCGACCAGATGCGCCCGCCTCGTTACTCTCGGTGGAACTCTACGGCAGCGCGCCGCCCGGTCCGTACCTCTTTGACGCGACGCTTCCAGTCTATGAGAATCCACGCCTCCAGATCGTTTCGCGAGACGCGGACGGCGACACAGCCTACACGCGTTGCTACAACGCATGGCAGGCACTTGTCGGCCTCTCCGATGTGTCGCTCGGTGGTGTCCACTACTTCTCCATCCGATCCGTAACCGGGCCGGTCAGTCAAGGTGTGGACGAAAACAATCTCTTTTTGTACGGCTGCAACATTCAGGCGATGCGGACGATTGGTTAGATGAAAGGAGACACACGGCAATGGCAAACACGAAGATCGACGCGGGTGCGGTGGTTGACAAGATTGAGGCAGGCAAGGAAGTGACGCCCGCCGAGCAGCGCGCCTACGATAAGGCGATGCAGGACGCGGCGGACGAGCAGGGGTACGAAACGGTGACGTGGAGCGGTCGCGTGGGCTATCGGCCCATCGGCGGCGGTGATCTGTTTTTCGATTCCGAAAGAGACGTGCAGGCCCATGTGATGCGCTCGCGCGTCCACGCCAACCTCACCGGCGGCATCGGCGCGTAAAGGACAGGGGCGATGAAGGACGAGACGAAAGCCCTCTGGCGCGGTATCAAGCGCGGCATCACGATGATCCTCAGCGCCCTCGATGTCTATTTCGGCACCAAAGACGACAAGTAAATCCACCTCCCCGTAAGCCGCCTCCGGTGTACTACCGGACCCGCTGATGGGCAGGGAGCCGCCCGCGTTGTGCGCCCGCTCCATGTGATTTTCACATCACAAGGAGTAGTGCAACTATGAGCGGTCAAGTTCTCGTCATCGGCAGCAGCTTCGCCCTCTCGGACGGCAGCACGACGGTCAACGCCTCGGCGGTGCAGACCGGCACCGTCACGGCGACGGGCGGCACGGCGGTTCTCTCGTACAGCGGCGGCTACGGCACCTACGCACCGGGTGCGCAACTCTCCGCGCCGCTGACCGTGCCTTTCGCCTCCATCCCCGCCATCCAGACGGCGGTCAACGGCATCAAAAACATCGGCCTCAACACCGCAGGGCTTCCCAACTGCCTGGTGGGCGGCACGATCAGCGCGCCGACCTTCACCTTCCAGAACGACCTCGCCAATCAGCCGGTGCCGCTCCTCACGACAGACGCGAGTTCCGCCCTGACCGGCGGCACCGTCACCTTCGCCATGACGACCCCCGGCACGTCGGCGGGCGGCGTCTACGCGGCGGTGGCGGCCCTCACCGACATCGTCTTCCCGACGACCAAGAAGGACGTCAAGGAGGCGACCAACCTCGACTCGCCCGGCTACACAAAGGAATACATCGGCGGCTTCATCAACCCCGGCGACGTGAAGATCAGCGCGATGTGGAACGGCGGCGCGACGCAGGACTGGCGCACCGGCCTGATTAGCAAGTTCTACAGCGGCCAATCGTTCGCCATGCGCACCAACGTGCCGAACAAGACGCCGCAGCCCGGTGTCTTCACCCCCGGCCTCTCCATCGCTTACAACGGCTTCCTCACCGACGGAAGCCCGGCGGGCGCGAAGCACGACGACATCATGCTGGTCAGTTCGTCGGTGCAGATCAGTGGCCTCCCCGTCTTCAGCGTCCCGCGCCAATGATGAGGGTCGAGTAAGTCGCTCGGCTCGTTACCACAGCCGCCCATCATTGCGATGGGCGGCTGATTTAAGGAGTGAGAGCGTGCCACAACCCAACGGGAAAGCACCGCAGCATCACCTTTCGGTCAAGGAGATCATCGAACGACAGCGCGAACGTGCGATGAAGAAATGGCATTGCGAGGCGCTCGACATGGATTTCCTCATCCGCGAGCGCACGGGTGGCGAGGCGGCGGAACTCGCCGATGAGGGGTTGCGGCTAGCGGCGGACACCGAGCAGTACAAGGACACACCGGACGCGCCAGGCTCCATCGCATCGCTCCATCTCGCCCTCCGCGCCGCCCTGCCGCTCCTCCTGGACCCGGAGACGAAAGAACCGGCCTTCGCCCTCGAAGAGGTCGATGACGTGATGGGCTTCTCCGTCTCGATCATCAACGAGTTCATCGCGGTGACGAGCGATTTCGCCGCGTACACGAAGGCGAAGGCGGAAGAAGCAGCAAAAAACTCCGCAGCGATGGCAAGCGGCAGCACCTCCTCCGGCTCGCCCGAGGAAGCGGCAATGTCCACGTCATCGCCGACCCCGATTCGCTAGACTACCTTCTCACCCCGCGCATCCTGAATGATTATGCGTTCCTCGACCAGATCGAGCAGGAGCGCGACTGGGAGCGGCAGAAGAACCTCCACGAGGCGAGCGAACGGCGTTCAGACTACCGGACCGCCGCGCTGATGGCGCACCTGCACAACACGTCGGGTTTCGCCGAAGAGGCTCGCGAACCGAAGGACTACTTCGCCTACTTCCCGTCGCTACATGACCTCGGCGAGGAATCGAAACCGAAGGAGATGGATACGGCCCAGACGGTTGATTACCTCAAGCGCGGCTTCGGGCTGATCGTACCTACCGCTTACAGGCAGAAAGTCGGGCTACCGGATTAGCGCCGCGCGTCGTGGAAACATATCGAATAGCCAACCGCGTTTCGGCAGCGAGTTGGCTTACCGGACTAGACGCTGCGCACGAAGACGACCGTATGGCGTGTCTTCTGCGCGGCGAGATAGCCAATGGCGAACTTCGTCGCGCCGCGCCCGATTAGGTTGGTGGTGTGGCTCTGCACCGCATAGCCACGCCGCGCCATTTGCGTGATGCCTCGCTCCATCTCCCGGTCGCCGATATATGAGCGTACGACGGTACTCGGTGAGGCACGGTGTGCCGCCGCGCCCCCACGGTTCGCTAAGATCGTCGGCAATGCCCGCAGGACGAGAATAAGAATCGCAACTCCCAAGACGATAAAACCGGCGCTATTCATCTGATCCCTCCGCATCCATTCACTTACACCGTTTCCACACCATACCACGTCGCCGCGTCGATATGCCGTTCCGGGCGACTTGCTCATCATCGAGAGGAGAGCCGCGCATGTCATACAACAGCGGTTCTCTCGATGTCGGCACGCTCAGTGCCACGTTCGCGCTCAATTCCTCGGCGGCGACCGCCTCCATTAGTAGCATCATCAATCAGACCAATACGCTCAAGCAGAGTTTTACGACCAATAATATCCTCAAGGTTGATAGCACCCAAGCTGTCGCCAACATCAATAAAGCCACCGATTCCGCCAACCTTTTCAAGAAGGCGCTCGAATTCGGCGGCGCGCTCCTCGCCATCGACCTCGTTTCCAAAGCCTTCGATGGCGTCAAGAGCGCTGCGCTCGGCACCAACGCCGCCATCGAACAGGCGCAACTCAAATTCACCGCCCTCAGCGGCAGCGCGCAGACCGCATCGACGCTGATGGGACAGCTCGAAACGCTCGCCGCGCACAGCACCTTCGGCCTCACCCAGATCACGGCGGCGGCGGGCGGTCTCGAAGCCTTCGGCGTCAACGTCGCGAACATCCCGCCCCTCCTCCAAGCCATGCAGAATGCCGCCGCCGCCGCCGGTGGCGACATGTCCGCCAATTTCAACAACCTCGCGCGCATCCTCGGCGAACTTGCGGGCGGCCTGCCCCTCACCGAGCGGCAGGTGCGGCAACTCGTCACGGCGGGCATCCCGTTGCAACCGCTCGCCCAGCAGCTCGGCATCACCGTCGATCAACTCCTGAACGTTGGCAAGACGGGCATCGTCACGGGCGACCAGTTGGTTGCGGCTTTCGCGAAGGTGTACACGAGCGGCAATCTCGGCGACTTCATGCAGAAGCAGGCCGGGACCTTTAATGGCGCCTTGGCGCTCATCAAGACGAACGTTTCGCTCGCCGCCGCGACCGCCTTCAAGCCGCTTTTCGATACGATCTCCGCTCTTGTCGTGAAGTTCGGCGAGTTCGTCCAGACGCCGACGTTCAATCAGTGGGTGTCGCAAATCCAGCAGGGCATGACCGCCGTGATCGGCCTCTTCAAGGAGTTCGCCGCGATCCTCGCGCCCATCGGCGACGCCCTCGCCAAGTTCTTCGGCCTCGACACCGGCAATATCTCCGCTCAGATGGACGCGGTCTCGAAGGCGACGGTGGATGTCGGCACCTATAACGCTGCCCTTCAGGACAGTGGTGCGGCAGCCGGGAGCAATAAGGAGCAATTGCAAGGCTACAAGGATCAGGTAGATGCGGCCAGCGCCGCGCTCCTCGGCCTGAATACGCAACTGGCGGACAATCAGGTGCTCCTTGACGCCAATGCTCGGGCGATTGCGGCGGTCAAGAATCAGTACGATCCGATCATCAAGAGCGCCGAGCAATCGATCAAGGACATCAACACGCCCACCGCCGACGAACTCTCGCGCAAGACGCAGGAGTTGCAGTTAGATCGCGACCGCGCAAACCTCGAACTGACCAAGCCCGACACCTCCGTCTTCGACACCCGCATCCTCGGAGACCAGACGACCCTCGATAACATGCCCGCGCTCGACACCTCGACGTGGGACACCAACATCTCCGGCTATCAAGCGCAGATTCAGGCGCTCCAGGAATCCATTTCCGGCCTGAACACCGACGCCTTCGACGAGAAGATCAACGCCATTCGCGACAAGCTCGCCGAGCCCGCCCCGGATACGACGGGCATCACCAATCAACTGGCCGGGCTGAACGCCGAACTCGCGGGCGGCACGATTAGCAAGACCGCCTTCGATCAGCAGTACGGCGCGCTCTCCTTGCAAAAGCAGGGGGTCATCACCCAGCACCAGCAGGATACGACCGGGCTGCAAGGGCAGTTGAAATTACTCACGCAGCAGCGGGCCGATCAGGCGCTGGCGAACAAGGAGACGGCCCAGGCCGACCGCCAGCGGATTTCTGACCTCCAAGATCAGGTGAAAATCCAGGAGAAGGGGCGTTCGGACGCGCAAAAGGCGGACGCGAAGGCGCGCAAGGACCTGCAAGACGACATTAAGGACGAGGGAATGGCGCGCACCGCCGCCCTGAAGCCTTACACCGACGCCATGAAGAAGATCACCGATCAGCAGGCGATCAATAGCAATCTCGACAAGGCGGCGGCGGCACAAAAGGCACTCGACCTCGCGCCCTATCAGCTCGCACTCGACAAGGCGAAGGCGACCGAGGCGGACCTGCTCGCGCCGCTGCTTGCCCAGAAGCAGACCTATGACGACAACAAAACGAGCCTGACCGAGGCGCGGAAGCAGCAGGAACTCGCCAAGTCAGCGGCGGAGGGGCAGGCGACCGCGCTCAAGGACGCTGCCGCGAATGCGAAACTGTTGGGTCAGAATCTCAACCCCGCAGGTGGCGCGCCAAAGGCGACCCTGCCGCTCGGCGGCGGGGCGGCGACGGCGGCGCTCGGCGTGGGCGCGAACCTCGGCGCGCAACTCGACCCATCGCCCTTCGTGTCTGCATTGGACAGCGTACGGGATTGGCTGGCGAAGCATAAAGCGCAGATACAGCACGACTTCAGCGCAATCGGGGATGCGATCTCACTCGCTTTCACGACCGCAAAAACGATCATCGGCGATGTTGCGGACGGTCTCGGTCGGTTCGTCGGTTGGCTCGACAGCGGCGCAAAGGGGTCGGACATCGCCAAAGACGCGATTATCGGCCTCACCACGGCGTTTGTTGCCTATCAGGTCGTGGACGATCTCGCCACGGCGGCGACCATCGCCTTCACGGCGTCGCTCGATGTCAATCCCGTCTTCCTGGCGATCAGCGCGATCGCGGGACTAACAGCGGGCCTCATCGTTCTTTACAACACGAGCGACACTGCCAAGGGGATCATGGATCGATTCCTCGCGGCGAATGTGAGCGCGTTCAGCGACACCTTCGGTGCAAACGGTGTGCCGCGCCAAGCCCTCGCCGCCTTCTGGCAGTTCAATACGGACGGCTTTCAGAATGTCTTCGGGGAGACCGGCGCGCCGCGACAGAAACTCGACGCTTTCCTTACTTGGTCCTCAAATCAATTTGCGACCCAATTCACCGATCAGGGACTGCTCGCAAAGGCAGTAACGGGCTTCCTTCACATGAACGAGCAGGGATTCGCGGACACCTTCGGGGACGGCAGCCCGATCCGTATCGCGATCAATGGCTTCGGGTCATTCATGGATGGCATCTTCGGTGACAAGGGATCAATCGCCGGGATGTTTGCAGGTCTCGGCAAAGTCTTCGACGGCCTCGGTAGCGCACTGCAAGGGCCACTCAGTAGCGCGGGGAAGATCATCAGCGGCTTCATGGGTGGTATCGGTGACGCCGTTCATGCGGTCGGTAAATTGTTTGGCATCGACCAACTCGCCAACTTCAATACCGGCACGGACACAAGCGCCGCCTTACCAAATGGACAAGTCGGACCACCCGTCCCAGCCGGTCTCGCCACCGGCACGCTCTCCTGGCAAGGCGGCGCGGCAATCGTTGGTGAGGCGGGCCGCGAACTCATCAACCGCAGTGGCCGGCCTATTAGCGACACCGCAAAATGGGAACTGACCCGAGGACCGACACTCATTCCCGACCTCCCACGCGGCGCGACCGTCCTGCCGAATAGCGTCACCGAGGCATTGCTTGCTCAGGGCGTTCCCGGCTTCGCAGGCGGTTTGCTCGGTGACATCGTCGGCGGCATCGCCAGTCTCGCCGGGAATGTGGTGGGTGGGGCGGCAAGCGGCTTCGCTGGTCTTATCCCTGACATGAGTCTGCCCGGACTCTTCGCGGGCGTCGGCCCCGCGCTCGTCAAGGATGCGAAGGACGGCGTCGCCTCGCTCATATCCAGCATCCTCGGCAAGCAATCGACCGCCCAAAGCCTCGGCGCAGTCACGAATATCAATCTCACCGGCCCCACGCCGAGCGGTGGCTATCCCGATGTCATCAATGCCGCCAATAACCTTCTGGGCGACGGCGGCTACAACGAGTGCGAGCGGTGGGTGGGCGATGTGTTGCAAGCAGCCGGATACTACCATCCCCGTTACGGCACGGCGCAAGAGGACGATTTCGCACAGCCGAACTTTGGCGGCACGCCCCCGTATGGCGCGACCGTCCTCTGGGGTTTCGGCCCCGCCGGTCACGTCGCCTTCGGCGGCGGCGATGGCTCGTTCCTCGGCACGGTCAACGCCAACGGTGGTGCGGTGGGCTGGCAACCGGCGGGTACCTACGGGCCACCCGACGGCTGGCGTCCCCCCGGTCTCGCCGAGGGCGGCTCCTTCTCCGTCCCCACCACCGTCACGGTCGGCGACGGCGGACAACGCGAATTCGTCCTGCCCGAGAGCGACCTGCGCAGCATCGTGCGCGCCGAATCGGGCGGCACGACCATCACCATCGCCCCCGGCGCCATCACCGTCACCGCACCCCCCGGCGTCGATGGGCAGACCTATGGTCGTGATTTCGGCGCGGGCTTCCTCGTTTCCATGCGTGAGCGGGGACGAATTCCCACGGGATAGGAGCGCCGCATGGTCAACGCAGTCATTGATGTCCTCACCGACATTCTCGATTGGTCCACCCAGACCTCCGTCTATTCCTTCGCCAAGGGGCTGGAATTCGATCAGTCCTACTCCCTGACGGGCGCGACGGTGGCGGTGGAGGGGCGCGATTACGGCTATGACGCCCTCGGTTCGTCCGCCGCCCCCGTCGCGCCGCGCAAGGTAAGCTGGAAGTTCCTCCATATCTACGGGGTTGGCGAGACCTACACGAGCCTGAAGGACGCAATGACGCTCGCCTTCGGGCATGGCCGACCGATCTATCTCCAGAAGGTCAGGCCGGACGGGACGGCACTGATCGCCGAGGCGCGGCTCGACAGTTTCCCCGACAAAGCGACGACCGACACGATGGCGATGGCGGAATTCACCGTCACCTTCATGCAGCGCGGCGACTGGATGGCGCGGGACGTCACCAGCCCGCGCTACGACACGGGCCTCCACTACGACACCGGCATCCACTACGACCTGCGCGGCGTCCTCTTCCCGCTCACGGGGGCGGTGACCAACTTCACCCTCACGAACGCGGGCACGGTTGAT